TGGTAAAGGTTTATACGCAAACATTCACGCTAAAAGAAAACGTGGTGAAAAGATGAGAAAAAAAGGTGCAAAGGGTGCACCAAAAGCAAAAGATTTTAAAAGAGCAAAACAAACAGCGAGAGCATAATGGCAAAACTATGTGCAAAAGGAAAAGCAGCAGCGAAGCGTAAATTTGACGTATACCCAAGCGCATATGCAAACATGTACGCATCAGGAGTCTGTTCTGGTAAAATTACACCAGGTGGCAAAAAGAATAGAGCAAAAGCTGCTAAAGGTGGACCTATACAAATGGCTGGCATGACTAGAAAAAGAAGAGCTCGTTGTGCGTAGGTATTTCTCAGAAGGTGGATTAAGAAAATGGGTAAGCGAAAAATGGGTAGACATTGGGGCTCCGAAGAAGAATGGGCGGTATCAGCCTTGCGGCAGGTCAAAAGGATCAAAAAGGAAATATCCGAAATGCGTGCCACTTGCCAAAGCCACACGGATGACAAAAGGTCAAAAGGCATCTGCTGTCAGACGAAAAAGAGCAGTCAGTAATAAAGGACCAAAACCTAAAAACGTCAGAACATTTGCTAGTGAAGGTGGTTACATTGGACCAGCAATTAACTCTACATATGCAGGTAAAAAATTAAGTAATCCATCATATTCAAAATATTATAAAGGCATGATCTAATGAATAATTATAACAGAGAAGAATATTCAAAAGGCACAATGCCAGCAAGAAACAAAAAGAACTTTAGACCTACAAAGTCTGGAGCAGGCATGACACAAGCCGGGGTCAAAGCCTATAGAAGATTAAATCCCGGTTCTAAACTAAAAACAGCCGTGACCGGTAAAGTGAAAAAAGGGTCGAAAGCTGCCAAACGCAGAAAATCATACTGCGCAAGATCACTAGGGCAACTTAAAAGAGCATCAGCTAAAACAAGAAATGATCCCAACTCACGAATCCGTCAGGCTAGACGGAGATGGAAATGTTAAAAAAGAAAAAGATTAAGAAAGTAATTAAAGGCTTGCAAAAAGCATCAAAATCACATGCAAAGCAAGCTAGAACATTAAAGGGGGTTATAAATGAGAAACGGAATACTACAAGCACTAGAGGATAAGTATGAGGCAGAGATATCTGCAGCACATGCTACAATAAATATATATCTTACTAATTCAGTAGGGATTGGTGAACATCCACAACATCTAGAGGAAATAGATAAGCAATTAGATAAAATTGCACAAGCAGAAGAAAAATTAGATGCTTTGGATTCTTTTAGAAAAGGAGAAGAATAATGCAAGATTTAGAACTAATCGTTAAAATACAGAGACAATTAAAACAACTTTATCAAAATATTGCTGATTCTATGATAAGCGGAGGGGTTGACAATATGGAAAAGTATAAATATATGTTAGGACAGGCACATGCCTACGAATATATTTCTCAGGAAATCTCTAACCTGCTAGATAAAAAGGAGCAAAAAAATGAGCAAGGAACAGTTATCGACCTCGACAAAAGAAGTCCCAAAGCATAAAAACGCTTTGGAAGAAAAGTATAAAGAAGAAAAAGTTGAATCTACTGAAAGAGTAGACGAAACGAATGTTGGAAAAATTAAAGAAGAGCTACCACAACCATCTGGTTGGAGGCTTTTAGTTTTACCTTTTACACCAAAAGAAAAAACTAAAGGTGGTATTATCATAGCACAAGAATCTTTAGACAAAGCCAGAATAGCAACTAATTGTGGTTATGTTGTTAAAATGGGACCAATGGCGTATGGAGATAAAGAAAAATTTCCAACAGGCCCTTGGTGTAAAGAAGGAGATTGGGTGATTTTCGCAAGATATGCAGGATCACGTTTACCAATAGAAGGTGGAGAAGTCCGTCTTCTTAACGACGATGAGGTTTTGGGTACAATTAAGGATCCAGAATCTGTATTGCATTACATTTAACATAGGAGGAAACTATGCAAGAAGAAGAAAATAAAAAAGGTCCTATGGTTGACATAGATACTTCTGGTCCAGGAGCTGACGTTGAGCTTGAGGAAACTAAACCAGAAGGTGAAGTTGAAACTGTAGAAACCAAAGAAGAAGACTCTAGCCCCGCGCCACAAGCAGAGGAACCTAGAGAAGAGAAAGCAGAAGGCAGCGACGCGCAGCCAGAGGCTAAACAGGAAGAAAAACCTGTAGAAGAAAAGAAAGAAGATAAAGCAGAATTAGAAACGTATTCAAAAGACGTTCAAAGAAGAATAGCTAAACTCACAAAGAAGTGGAGAGAGGCACAGAGACAAGCTGATGAAGCTTTATCTTTTGCTAAAAATCAAAAAGAGCAAAAAGAAAAACTTCAAAAGAAATATTCTCAAATTGAACAAGTCGGTGTTAAAGACAGAGAAGAGAAAATTAAATCTGGTTTAGTAGCAGCCGCAGCTAAGTTATCAGCAGCTAAAGAGGCAGGAGATCTTGCCGCAGAAGTTGATGCTAACAAAGAAATAGCTAGACTTGGATATGAAGAAGCAAGACTAAATGAAACAAAAGCAGCTTATGAAGCAGCTAAATCAGATGCTAAAACGGACGAAATACCGAAAGTATCACCACAAAAACAAGCAACTCCTGATCCAAGAGCGGAAGCATGGGGAGTTAAAAACAAGTGGTTTGGCACTGATACGGCTATGACATACACTGCGTTTGATCTACACAAGAAACTAGTGGATGAAGAAGGGTATGACCCTTCTAGCGATGAATATTATTCTGAAATAGATAAAAGAATAAGACTTGAATTTCCTCACAAATTTGATAATAGTGATAATAAGGTTCAAGATAATACGACCAAACCGACACAAATAGTAGCTTCAGCGAAGCGAAGTGTTAATAAGTCAGGTCGCAAAACCGTGAGACTCACACCTTCTCAGGTTGCTATCGCTAAAAAATTAGGAGTGCCATTAGAAGATTATGCAAAACAATTAAAAATCACGAAGGAGGTATAGCATATGAAAAACGATACAATTAAGACCCCGCGTGCGAGCCAGTCTAGAGCTAAAGACAAAAGACCTACGACTTGGACTCCACCATCATCACTTGATGCACCACCTGCGCCAGACGGTTTTAGGCATAGATGGATAAGAACTGAAGTTTTAGGTTTCGACGATACCAAAAACATGTCAGGAAAAATGAGATCCGGATGGGAATTAGTGAGAGCTGATGAATATCCAGATGCTTCTTATCCAAGTCTGAAAGACGGAAAATACGCAGGAGTCATAGGAGTTGGTGGCCTAGTGTTGGCTAGGATACCGGAAGAGGTTGCAAAAGCTCGAGAAGAGTACTTTGCTAAGCAAACTAAAGATCGAGACGACGCAGTAAACAACGATCTCATGAAGGAACAACATTCAAGTATGCCGATCAATAGTGATAGGCAGACTCGTGTAACTTTTGGTGGTACGAAGAAATAATTTCTTTGTGATATCAAAAACACAATAATGTTAACCGCAAAACCGCGGATAGTGGTTTTGCAAAAGGAGAAAAACTATGGCAAATAAAGACAGCGCTTTTGGATTAAGACCCATTGGCAAAGTTGGTCAGAATAGAGACAACCAAGGTTTATCCGAGTATGATATCGCAGCTTCTGCATCAGCGATTTTCCAGAACGATCCTGTCGAAATGGCAGCAGATGGAACAATCACTGTAGCGGCAGCAACAGATCTATTACTAGGATCACTTACTGGTGTTTTCTTTACTGACGCATCAACAAGTAAACCTACATTTGCTAATCACTTGAAGGCTTCTAATACCGCTTCGGATATTAAAGGTTTTGTGAGTGATGACCCATATGAGAGGTTTGAAATACAGTCCGACGAAAACACTGCAGCAGCAGATGTCGGTTTAAACGCTGATATAGTATACGCATCAGGTGCTACACCTAACTTCGTATCTAAAGTGGAATTAGATCATTCTGATCTTAAAACTGCAACAGCACAATTAAGAGTACTTGGGATATCAAAAGATATCGAGAATAACGAAGCAGGTTCTGCTAACGTTAACTTGGTAGTTATGATTAACGAGCACTTCTTGAAAGGAACGGTAGGTATATAATTATGGCTATAAGTAGAGGACAACTAGTTAAAGAACTAGAGCCAGGTTTGAATGCTCTATTCGGACTGGAATATAAAAGATATGAAAATCAGCATGCTGAAATTTTCGACACAGAAAACAGTGACAGAGCTTTTGAAGAAGAAGTAATGTTATCTGGTTTCGCGAATGCTCAAGTAAAACCAGAGGGATCTGGCGTAACTTTTGACAACGCACAAGAAACTTTCACGGCTAGATACACGCACGAAACAATTGCTCTTGCGTTCTCGATCACTGAAGAAGCGATCGAAGACAATTTGTATGACAGACTTGCGTCTAGATATACAAAAGCATTAGCAAGATCGATGGCAAACACTAAGCAAGTAAAAGCTGCAAATGTATTAAACAATGCATTCAGTTCTTCATTTGCTGGTGGTGATGGTAAGGAGCTATGTGCTACTGACCACCCAACGATAGCTGGAACTTTCAAAAATGAGCTATCAACATCTGCGGATCTTAACGAGACTTCATTAGAACAATCGTTAATCGACATCGCGGCGTTGACAGATGAGAGAGGTCTAAAGATTGCAGCAAGAGGAGTAAAAATGATTATTCCTTCTGAGCTTCAATTTACTGCTGAGAGATTGATGAAATCTCAAGGTAGAGTTGGAACAGCTGACAATGATATTAACGCAGTAGTATCAATGGGGATGATTCCTCAAGGTTATGTAGTGAATAACTACTTAACTGATACAGACGCGTTCTTTATCAAGACAGATGTACCTAACGGATTAAAAATGTTCGTTAGATCTCCAATCAAAACAGCTATGGAAGGTGACTTCGATACAGGTAACGTTAGATACAAAGCTAGAGAGAGATATTCATTCGGATTCTCAGACCCTAGAGGTATCTTTGGTTCACCAGGTGCGTAATCACTGATAAATTAAATTAAAAGGGGGCTTTCGAGCCCCCTTTTTTTATGATAGAAAGCGATAATAACCATGAAAAAATTCCGAGTACAAATCAGAGCATACGGCTATTATGCTAGCTTTAATCTAGAGTCAGAAGACAATAGTAAAGCTTTTAATGATACACTAGTTGACAAACTAGGAGAAAATGCTATTGTATGGGAAAAAGATGGATTTAGTAGTCCATCTAAAATATGGATAACATACGAGGAAATTGTAAATGATAACAGACCTTTACAAACAAAAAATGTCCTTGGAGTTGAACTGGCATTTAGAGCATAATTTACACGGTAAATATACTCTTGATATGGTCAGGATTGATGGAAAAATAAGAGAAACTATCAATCAAATTAAGCTAGAAGAGGCTAAGATTGCATCTAAAGAAAACGCAATTGCTGATTCGGCTCCTCAAGTTTCAGTAGCAACTTAAATAAAAAGCTACATCGTTGAAATACGTACCTTCACTACGCAATCTCTTGCACTCTATAAAAATCTAATATATAAAATACCCACTGTATAATTAAAAGAACATAGACGCGTACAGTCGACGGCCTAGAGACTATGTTCGGAAAACTAGGAGGATATAACCATGGCAAAAACAACGTTTCAAGGTCCAGTAATATCAAAAGCTGGATTTATAAACACAGGACCTGCTAATGTTGTAGACGCAGATTCTAGCGTATCACTAACAGTTGATACTCACGCTGGAAGAATCGTACACAACGATGCGGCAGGAGCAGTAA